AAGATCATACATTTTATTAAAGTATGCTACTTTACAAGCAAGGAAACTATTTGCGAAATATTTAATTGCTTCACTTTCATCGGAACTAGTTATAACACTTGGAATTTCTGGAAATATAGTTTTAAAAAAATTTGCAAATTGTTGACAAAGATTTTTATCTCCACCAACAACATTTCTTTCAGAATTTCTAAAATCTTCAACGGCATTTCTAGCAGTTAAAAATTCTGGATTGTGAATAACTTTATATTTTTTAGAGTATTTTTTAGTTGTTCCGATAGGTACTGTTGATTTAATTATAAAAATACCATCAACAGATTTTGGAAGATCATTAAAAAAATTATCCAAAATAGAGAGATCACATTCCCCACTACTTTTCATAGGAGTTGGAAGACATACAAAAATAAATGCCTGATTTAAAACTTCTTCCAAAGTATTAAAAGATTTATTTTTATCGGCATCAAAAACTTTACAAGTTACTTTGTCTCTCAGATTTTGATATACAGCATTTCCAACAAATCCATTTCCAATAATTCCAATCATACAACCATCCTACTAAATCCTTTTACTTTTTCAAATTTGATAGTGTTTTCAAATTTATCTTCCAATCCAGTCTTATGAGAAATCACAAATATATTAGCATCCTTAATCACATAACGAATAATCTTAAGAAATTCATCAGTTCCGAATCCATCAAGTGAAGAATCAAATACTTCATCCATAATCAGTAGATTTGTATTGACGGAGTTTTTGACTCGTGCAACTTCTCTCCAAGTAAAAAGTAGTGCCAAATCAATTCTCATTTTTTCACCCTCACTAAAAGAACTATAAGAAAAATCTTCATGAATTGGTGATTTAATGCTCTCATTAAACTCCTCATCAAGATGAAAATTAATATAAAAATCCATCATCTGAAGATAACGATTTACCTGCTGATTTATAAATGGAAGATACTTCTTGATGATCTTTGTCTTTACGCCATCATCCTTGAGTAAGGAGTAGGCAAAATCGTAATAAACGATTTCTTCTTTTTTCTTTGAAAGGTCTTCGAATGTTTTTTGGAGATTGGTTTGAAATTCTTCTAACTTCTCATGCTCAGTATTTCGGTTTGCAAGATTTTGGGTAATAGTTTGAATTTCAGATTCAAGGTCTCGGATTTGTCTCTGGTTGAGGGAAATCCGAGTATTGTTTTGAGAAATCTCATGATTGAGTTTCGTAATCTCCTTAGATAGAACTGTGAATTGACGCTCTCTTTCTTGCTCTAACTTGATAGTCTCCTCAAGTTCTTGAAAACCTTTCTGGAGTTCTTTTGCTTTATTTTGAGCGTCTGCAATTCTATTTAATCGAAATTCTTCCTCAATTGTTTGTGTGCAAGTAGGGCATACCGTATTCTCTGTAAAAAACTTATGCTCTTGAGTAATTGTCGTTACTTTTTGAGACATTTTACCTTTAAGATTATTCAATTTTAATAATTTATCACCAGCACCAATCAATTCTTCTTGCAATTGAGTTTTATTGGAAAGTGAAGACTCAACAATAGAAATATGAGTCATATAATCGCCAATTTCAGTATCTAAATTGGCAATCTTTTCTTTATTGGCATTTATGTTAGCATTACCACGATTCTCAAGTTCCTCAATGAAACTCTGTTGCATTTTCATCTTATCTTTAAGATTTTCTTTGCGAACTTCAAGAGATTTGATTTGATCTTTTTGAGTACGAATTTTATCTTTAATAATACCGCTCATCGTAGAAAAAATACGAATATCCAAAAGATCTTCAATTACTTCACGACGATGTGCCGTAGTCAATTGCATGAAAGGTACAAAAGTACTACTACCAAGAATTACAATTTGAGTAAAAGATTTATAATTAACCTTTAAAATATTTTCCTCTAGAATTTTTTGATTAGCACGATCATCTGCCTCCTTATGCAAGGAAACTCCATTAACTTCAATATCAAAAATATTGGGTTTAATTCCACGCCTCACCAAGTAATTACGACTATTTACAAAAAACTCAATTTCAACTAAACAGTCCTTTTCATTAGTACTATTAACAAGTTGTGGTTTATTAATTTTACGAAATGGTTTATTAAAAAGAACAAATGTCAGAGCATCTAACATTGTACTCTTACCTGCACCATTCGTCCCAATTACAAGATTTGTATGTGAATTACAAAAATTTATTTCAGTAAATTGATTTCCTGATGAAAGAAAATTTTTGTATCTGATTTTTTTGAATGTTATCATTTTTTGGGGGGAATTACAATATCGTCAGGGGTAATTACAGCATATGAGTAATTATATAATTTACAGGTCTTTATTGCAAGTTCATCATCAACCTCAACTATTTCCATTTCTTGCTCTTCTTGATCCTCTACCATTAAAGCATATCGAAGAGCATCGTCCTCCTCTTCAAATAAAAATAAAACTTTATTCCCGTACTTGTCTTGGACGGCATATGCACCGTCATCTTTTCTACCTTTGAGAGTAAGAAGAAACATTATTCTACTTCACAAGATTGTCGATATAAGTCTTGAAATATTCCCTTAATAATATTCTTATCAAGATTAAACTCTACTTCATCAATATAACGATTCAAAATTGAAATTGTATTTTCTTCTTCGTCAATTAAAAATTCTTCATTTTCTTGAATATCAAAGTTCTCTACAATTTTAAGTTCTTGAACTCCTGAACTATAAAGTTTATCAATGAATTTTTCAAAATCTTTTGGTTTTGATTTTTTTCGAACAATCACCTTAACAATTTTGTTTTGGTACTCAGTAACATCAAATAACTGATAAGGAGTATCTTCATAATAAATGTTATAAAACAATTTATAAGGATTGTTAATTGCAGTGTGAGTTAGAGTTTCCGTATCAAAAATATGAAATCCTCTTAGGTCATTTACATCATTCCAATACATTTCATAAGGGTTGCCAAGATAAAAAATCTTGCCATTATCAGAACGAGTGTGATAATGACCAGAAAATACCTTAGTAAACTTATCAAAAATTTTTGGATCTGTTCCATGATCTTCCATAATCAGATTCCGATTTACACGGAAACCTTGAAGCTCTAAATGACCAAAAGCAACTTTTGCTTTCGACTTATTGATTACTTTTAAAGTTTCATCATAATTTTCACTACAGATCCATGGAATAAAAGTCATATCAAGTCCTTTGACTTTTGTGTTTATCGGAGAACTATAAGTTTTGATATTTGAATAATCTTTAAGTAGAAGTGCTGGAGAATTCACATTGTTAGTATTTTTATAATAACAATCGTGATTACCGATAATCATATGAGTTTCATAATCACGAAGAGGTTCAAATACAACTCTTTTTGCCCACTCTAGACTTTGATAATCAATTGATTTGCGACTATCAAAGGCGTCACCCATATGAATGACTGCTTCTACCCCATATTCTTTTAAAGAAGGAAAAAAAACATTTTTGTAAAAAAGTTCAAAGTAATCATGGAGATACTTAGAACCTTTTCTTGCCCCATAATGACTATCAGTGTAAACAGCAATAAGACTCATCGGTTGTTTCTGTAAGAGATATTATCTTTAATAGAATTATACTCGCTACTGTGCCCAGAAAGCAAGCTATCGTCAACCATCATTACTTCATCAAAACCAGTGCGCTCAATAATTTTTGTTTTAATATCTAATTGTTTCTTTTCTTTTTGAATTCTTCTCAAGAATGCGTAGTGAATGATCTGAGTAAAATAAGCAAAAGGATTTTTAGATTTCTCCGGATCAAAATTATGAATGTATTGAACACAATTTTCAATTCCATCGGAAATCATATCCTCACGAAACATATAATTTACAAAGTTTGGTTTGTATGAAAGATGAGTCGCAATTTTTAAAAAACACTCTCCAAGATAATTTGTAATTCTTGGTTTAGGTAGACCTTTTTCTTTTGCAAGAGCAACTTTAGTACGATATACTATAAGTGCTTCTAATAACTCTTTATTATTTACATAATGTTCGGTTTTCTTTTTAGACATAGCATTGGACTCATCTAATATAATTTTTTATTATTATAGCATACATTTAAAGGGCTTGACAAGATATGAAATTATGAGTAGACTAGGTTTGTCTCCATTGAAGATGATAATTTAGCTTTCTTTAAGACCTTTAAATAAATTTTCAAGTTTCTTACGGGCATCTTCGACAGAACCAATGTATCCCATTTTAGCAGAAGGTTTCACCTGTCCACTTGGATTATAAACTTCAATATTATCCTCATTAACGTAAACCTCATACATTTCAATTAATTTTTTATCTTTACTTTCCGTCATAGTAATTACTTTATCAGGACGAATAATAAAGAAATCATCGGTAGAAATTTCCATCCATCTTTTAACTTTCATAAAAGATCCTTTATCACTATGAATGAATTTTATGATAATAGGATTTTGAAGAATAATTAAAGTATCTCCATCGTTCTCATCAATGGATATAAGTGAGAATATTTCTTCACCCGATACTAATTTTAAAACACAATAAAACTCTTCTCCCATTAGTTTTTAAGTGCTATGTTTACAATTTCATAATTAAAGTTTTCTTCATTATATATTTTAATTCTTTCAATTAAATGATTTAAAGTATAATTTTTTCTTGATTTATAACTAATATCATCGGCAATATCATATAGAGTTGCCTTTGTTTTATTATCTCCTTTTCTTAGAACTCTTCCAATTGATTGGAGATTGCGGATTCTAGACTTCGAAGGTGAAGCAAAAATAACATTATGTAAATTCTTAATGTTAATTCCCGTACTAAAAGTACCATATGATGCTACAATAATCGCATTATTTTCTTTTTCAGTAATTTCTCTTACTTTTTCTCTGTCTTCCGTGTCTACTCCACCATGAACAAAGAATACATGACGGTTATCAGACTTGCTATTATTTATTAGTTCATATAAAGGTTGACCATGACCTTCTACTCTTGAAAATAGAATTAAAGTATTGCCTTTAAGATCAAGAGATAGGTTTTTAATAAATTTATTTCTCTTATCATGATTGATAATGTACTGAACTTCATCTTCAAAAGTTTCAAACTTATTTGGAGGATGTTTCAGTAGAAGAATATTAATATCCAATTTCGCTACATGACCTTTTTGCATTAATTCGTCAGTGCGAATAATCTTATAAGAAGGACCAAATAAACCTTCTAAAACCCACTTATGAGTTTGACTTCCATCTAAAGTTCCTGTAAATCCATAGCGATATTTTGCATCAGAAAGTTTTGTCATTATAGATACTAATGATTTTGATTTAAACTGGTGTGCCTCATCTCCAACAACTACATTAAATCTTGAAAAATATTGTCGAGGAAGTTTGTAGATGGACTGCCAGGTTGTAATGATTACCTGAGAGTCTGTTTCTCTTTCTTTTCCAGCATAGATCTTGTGGCAAAATGAACCCACATCCCACCCATAATCTGCAAAGTCTTTATACATCTGTTCTACAAGGGATGTCGTCGGAACGACTATCAGAGTATTTTGTCCTTTCTCAACGTAATATCGGACAATCGAATATATCATCAACGACTTTCCAGAAGCAGTTGGAGATATCAGTAACTTGCGATTATGTTTTAAGGCGTCGTATACTCCCTCAACTTGATAGTCGCGGGGAGCATACTTACAAATAGAAGTCATGTAATCTTTTACACCTTCCTTTGAAATCATTTCATTGACTTCGAAAGGAAGACCATAAAACTTATTGTTCACAAATTCATAAGTGTATTCGTGGTCTTCACAGAATTTAATAATTCTGTCTAAAAGACCAATATAAATCTCGCCTGTTTGTGTAGAGAACAGGCGAATTTTTCCATCCCAGTACTTGTTGCGATACTGAGGGCTGAATTTTGCATTGGGAACCTCAAATGTAAATTGATCTGCTAGTTCATAATAAATGTGAGGTTCTGCTTTGATGTGCAGATATACTTCATTCTTTTTTGATATAATCAAATGACTCATATTTTATATCATTCTGATACAAATATTTATTATCAATAAAAAAAGAGGCATTTCTGCCTCAGTTGAATCCTGATTGGAAACGGTGCCATTCAATAGCATTTTTGATTTGATAAGTGCGATTAGAAATAGTCTTAATAACTTCTTCTAAGAACTTAAGCATAATGTCATAGTATCTAATCTTGAGTTCTACCTTAC